CCTGTCGGCCCTCTACGGGGTGTCGACGAGCTTCCTGCTGTACGGCGTCGAGACTGCGAGCGTCGAGCTTCGGGAGCTGCGGGAGTACGTGAGCGACTGCCTCAGCACGATCGCAGACGAAGTGCAGATGATCTCGAGCGACGTCAGGCGGACGCGGTCTGATCTCGTCGCTCTGGCTGAGACGGTAGAACGGACGTTCGCTGAGCAACGTCTGATCCTCGAGGCGCTGGCGCGCGAGCTTCGACTGCCTGGAAGCGAAGCACCCGGTAGCGCCGAAACGCCGCTCGATGATCCTCAAGACGCTCGAGGGCGGCCAGAAGACGAGGCGTGAGATCGTCTCGTGCGTCGACTGCGGTCTGACGTCGAGCGGCCAACTAGTCTGCCTGTCCGTCCCCCCTATGCCTGCGCCGAGGCCGACACTAAACCTCGTCGCGCCGCCTCGCCAGGGGCGAAGGTCGCAAGTACCGGCTTTTCCCTTCGATCAGTCGTGGATGCACGTCCAGATGATCGTCTGCCCGCCCGGATGGTTGATGACGAGTTCCCCGGCCGTGAAGCTCGAGGGGCACCCGATCGACCCGGCCGCGATCGAGCCGCTCTCGACCCACTTCGTGCCGTCCCAGACTTGGATCGAGCCGTCGCCGCTGACGATGTAGGTGTCGCCCGGTTTGTTGCCGGTCGTGGGGAGGTCACCCACGGTCGGGACGCTGCCTTTGATCGTGATCCCCGCCCCGGGTGGCCCCTGCTCGCCTTGCGGCCCGGGCGGGCCGGGTGGCCCCTGCGGGCCGGTCGCGACGTTGATCGTGACGGTGCGCGACGGCCCCTGCGCGCCGACGCCGAGCGCCGTCGCTGCGAGCACGCCCGCGCCCGCTGAGAGGGTGAGCGCCGTCGCCATCGTCAGCCAGTGGAGTCGTCTCATCGCTCGCCCCTCCCTAGGTTGACGCCCTCGCGGAGCGCCTGCTTGACCTCTTCGACGCGCTGCGCGCAGTCGGCCTTGTCGCGCTTCTGCACGAGTCGCAGCGTGACGATCGCGCTGACGATGGCCCCGGCCCCGGACAGGAACGCGCCCAGCGCTGCGAGGTCAACCGAGGCGAGCACGTCACGGCTCACCTACCCGGACGAAGACGGTGCCCTGCCCGTTGACGTCGCGCTGACGTCGCATCACTTCGCCGCCGTTGCTGTCGTTGCTCGTCGACGTGTTGCCTTCGATCGCGGTGAAGGTGTGCCCGCCGACCCACTGCTCGAAGATGCCGACGTGGTCGTACTCGCCACCGTCCCAGTTGTAGAGGACGCAGTCGCCCGGGATCGGCTCGCTCGTCTTGAGGCCGTAGCGAAGGTTGCGGGCGTCGTCGAGCAGATACGGCACGTAGGCGTAGCGCTGCCCGCGCACGAAGGCGGGCGAGTCGCCCTGCGTCTCGTAGCACCACGTCACGAACATCGCGCACCAGGGGCCGACCATGCCGTACCAGTCGGTGAACTTGACGCGGTTGGAGTCGGGCGGCGACTCCTTGACGCCGAGTTGTGAGATCGCGGCCTCGAGCGCGCGCTGTCGCAGCGTCGACGTCGGCCCGGGCGCTGGCTCGTGCCCGCCGAAGAGCGCGAAGGCTTCGTCGACGAGCCGCACGGCGGTCGCGTCCATCGCCATCTCCCCGGCGTGCGGCTTCCCGTCGGGGACGCGCGCGCTTCTGAGCGTGTTGAACGTCTTCTCACCGATCCAGCCGGTGTCGTCGAGGTCTTGCTGGCGCTGCACCCCTGCGACGCCTGTCTGCCCGACGTTGCCGCTCGTGCCGTGCGCGAAGCCGTTCGAGTACGTCTCGTCGAACTCCTGCCAGGGCCACCGGCCCAGCCTCGAGACGGTGCGCTTGTAAGCGACGACGTCGGGCCCGTCGACCGAGGGGCGCTTGCCGTGCTGGTTCGCGTCGGGCGGGTAGAGCGGCCGGGGGAACCCGGCGACCTTCACCATCGGGCCGCCGGGGTAGCCGTGCTGGTAGTCCCAGCTCGTCATTCGTCGTCGCCGCCCTCCTCGCCGTCGCCGTCGTCGGCGTCGGTGTCGGTGTCGGGCGTGTCGGGCTCGGCGGGCGTCGTCGGGGTCTCGGGCTCGGTGACCGGGTCGCCCTGCGGCTCGGTGCTCGGGGTCTCGGTGGTCTCGCTCATCGGTGCCTCCCTCGGTAGGGGCGCGACCGTGGCGGCCGCGCCGTTGTTCGCCCGTGCCAGCTCGCCCTCGACCGCCGCGACGAACTCGGCGACGTGGTCGAGCGTGTAGAGCGGGGTAGTCTCGCCGAGCCGCTCGCCGACGATCCGGCCGGCGTCGTCGCGTTCGAGCACGACCGGCTGCACAAGCACCTTCAGCAGCTCGACGATCATCGCCCGTACTTGCCTGGATCGGGCGGCGGCGAGAAGACCATCTCGAGCGCCGCCTCGGTGCGGGCGCCAGGCACGGCGATGGTCGCGCCGTCGACGTCGAGCGTCGGCGGCAGGATGAACGCTTGTTCGAGCGCGTCCTGCACATCGGCGACCGTCGGCGCGACGTCGTCGGTTTCGAGCGACACGGTCAGGTTGACCGTAAACGAGCGGGAATGAGGCTCGGTAATCGGTTGTTCGGGGGTAGCCAATGGTTGCCTCCCTAGATGAGGACGAGCGCCAGCCAGTTGATCCGGCATTGCCCGACGTACGGCGTCGTCTGCGTCTGCCAGCAGCGGACGTTGAAGCCGGTCTGGGTATACGTGCCCGTGCCGATCATGAATAGGCCGGTGGAGTAGGGGTCGCCGTTTGTGGCGACGACCCATGCGGGGTTGGTCGCCGGCGTGAACGGGAAAGTGATCGTCGCGCTCCCGTCGCTGTTGGTCGTGACGACGCTGCTACCGCCGATCAGCGTCCAGTTCTGGCCATCCGGCCCGCGGACGAGTTGCTTGCCGCTCACGTTGACGCTTGACCCGGCGTTGAGGTACGTCCCGACGGTGAGAGAGCCGGGGGTCGAGAGCGCGTTCACACCCGAGCGAAAGAGAGAGGTGTCGAGCGCGTTTCCGCCGCCGACGCCCCAATCCTGCCGGCCATCGCCGCGGAGCTGGAAGGCGGCGTTGGCGTCGCCGGACGCGAGCAGCGAACGGACGAGCCGCGACGCGGCGGCGCAGACGACGTCGGCCGGGAGCAGCGCGCCGTCGACGTCGCTCGCGAGCTTCTGCATGTCGCTCGGGACGTCGGCAGGGTCTGTCGCTGCGGGGTAGCGCAGCGCGTGTACGGGTGTCGCTGGCATCGGCCCTCCTATCCGGGCTGGTTCGTCGCGAGCGCTGCGTAGTCGCGGAAAGTGCTCTTGACGACTGCGTACGTCGCGTTCGTGTCCTTGACGTTCTGGTAGTCCTGCATCTGCGCGGCGTGGTAGTGCAGGACGATCCCACCCGGTTTCTGCGCGAGCAGCGCGTTTAGCGTCGCCGTCGGGTTGGGCGTCTCGGTCGCGTACGAGTAGGTGGTCAGGTGGTAGGCGACGTCGGGCGGGTCGGGGTCGCCCCAGGCTGCGCCGTCGCGCTCGCGGAAGATCAAGCGCTGCTGTCCGGTGAGCGTCGCCTTCGCTGCGCCGATGAGCGCGTCACGGGTGCCCCGGTTGAAGCCGTCGGTCGACGCGATCCAGTCGCGCTTGTCAGCGTCGCTCGAGAGCGCGCGGGGGATGCGCACGCCGACGAACTGGCCCAGCCACGGCAGCGCTTCGGGCGGGCATCTGTCGAGATCGACGAGCAGCGACCAGCCGACGCCGTCGGGGGTGTCGCGCACCCACTCTTCGACGAGTTCGTACATGCCGCCGATCGCGTTGACGAGGATCAGCAGCGACCAGGCCGCGTCGAAGTCCTGCTGCGCGAGCGGCGCGAGCATCCCGTACAGCCGTGCCGCGAACGCTTCGGGGACAAGCTCGTCGGGCGGTGTCGGCGCGTCGAGCGCTCGCGCGTTGAGCGGCAGCCGCTTGAGCTTCGGGTACGCGCGCGTGCTCATACGTCAGCGTGCGCGACGCCGCTGACGGTGCCTGTCGTCGGGAGCGGCGCGACCCCGGCGAGCACGACGTCGGCCTGCCCTAGAGCTCCACCCGTGGCCCCGATCGCGAGCGTGTTGATGTAGTGGACGCCGTCGACGCGGTTGATCTGCTCAGCGATCTCGAGGTAGCGGACGCTCGTCTGGTTGATCCACGATCGCGCGCTCGAGTCGCCGTACGGCGGCACGCCCCACGCCCCGGGCGACAGGTAGTTCTCGAGCGCTGAGATCACGCGGGCGGCGACGTCGTCGGGGTCGTACCCGGGGTACGAGTTGACGTCGAAGCTCACGTCGAGCGACGTGTACGTCGGGTCGAGCACGAAGACGAGGAAGTTGACCTCGCGCTGCGCTTGCAGCAGATCGTCGACGTCCTGCTTGACGTCGGGCGCGCACGGCTGGCCGCTCGCGTCGACGACAGCGACGCTGACGCAGCGCGGGCAGTTCGTGTCTTCGGGCGGGCCGGGGTTGTAGAGGTCGATCGCGACCGCCCGCGCGACTTCGGGGATCGTGCGCTGCGCGAGCACCGCGAAGTCGGGCGCGAGGATCGGGCGGGGGGTGAGCAGCGTCAGCAGTGCCGACAGCCTCGAGAGGTAGGCGTCGGTCGTCTCGGCGTCTTGCCCGCCCGTGGTGGGGCTGTCGAGCGTGACGGTGTCGACGAAGTTGAGCGCGTCGACGACGGTGACGTCCCCGGTGATGCCGCTCGCTTCGGCCCCGGCGATCAGCGCGCGGCAGGCGACGCCGCTGATACTCGTCGAGCCTGACGGGATCGTCGTGTCGTTGACGACGGCGTACCCGTACGACGTCGCTGACGCCGACGGGGTGACAGCGATCACCGTCCCCGCGTCGATCTGGTAGCCGCCCGCGTCGCGGGCGGTGAACGTGACGAGCGCTGTCGCTTGCGTCGCCGGGTACGGCGGCAGGCCCATGATCGACTCGCCGTAGTACGCGAAGATCGACTCGGGCACGAGCGCGACGAGCGAGCGCAACTCCCCGGCGATCTGCGCGAGCGACTCGATCAGCCACGCCTCGAGGTTGCCGGGTGACGGGAGCCAGCCGGGGACTTGCGCCTCGAGGTAGTCGAACGCTTCGGCGGCGAGATCGGTCGGCTCTGTCTCGACGGGGACGGGTATGTACGACGACATGCGCTATGCCTCCGTGCGGACGTTGACGTTGACGCCGACGCGCGAGATCAACTCGTCGAGCGTGTCGGGATGCTCGTCGAGCACGACCCCGGCCCGCTCTTCCCACGTGTCGATCGCGTCGCGAAGCTCGTCGAGCGACGGGGCGGGCATCGCGAAGGTCGGGTCGGGGATGCCGAAGGCGGGAAGCTCGACGCGGAACCCGATCGGGCAGACGAGGATCGAGTAGACGCAGTCTGCGATCTCGTCGAGCGAGTCTTGCTCGCTGACGGCTGCTTGCGGGTTCGAGAAGCGGAACGGCTGCGCGAAGTGCGGGACGTCTGCCATCTCAGCCCGCCTTGAGGTCGGCGTAGGTCGGGGTCAGCGGCATCGCTCGAGCGAACGCGGCCCCGGGCCATGCGCCCGACGCCTTCGGCCCCCAGAGGCGACGCGAGTCGAGGTCGAGGTAGATCGTCCCGTCGACGCCGACACCGGCTGTCGGCGCTCCGTGGCCGCTCATGAACGTCGACGCCCCGGACGGGCCTTGGATGCCCTGCGGCCCCTGCGGGCCGGTCGCCCCGGTGTCGCCCTTCGGCCCCTGCGCCCCGGTTGCGCCGGTCGGCCCCTGCGCCCCGGTCGCGCCCTGCGGCCCCTGCGCGCCCGTCGCGCCCGGATCGCCCTTCGGCCCCTGCGGGCCGGTCGGCCCCGGGTCGCCCTGCGGCCCCTGCGGGCCTGTCGCGCCAGGGTCGCCCTGATCGCCTTGCGGCCCGGGCGGGCCCGGTGCGCCTGTCGCGCCCGTCGAGCCTTGCGGCCCTGGCGGGCCGGTCGCGCCCGGGTCGCCCTGCGGCCCTGGCGGGCCTGCTGGCCCTTCGGGGCCGGGTGGCCCCGGCTCGCCCGCTGCGTAGACGGGCGCTGTCGTCAGCGCCCACGGGGTGCGGTCGTCTTCGGTGATGACGAGCAGGCAGTCGTCGCCCTGCGCGGGCAGCCCGTTCGACGGCACCCACGCGCACGGCCCCCACTGCTGACGCTTGCCGTCGAACGCTTGCACGACGACGTAGAGGTCGTCGTCGATCGACGCGGGCGAGTTCGCGATCACGCCGCGCACCGCCGAGACGGGCGGCTTCGTGCTCGCGTCGACGAAGAGTTGATCGAGTTCCCTCATGTCCCCGGCCAGTGGCGCGGCGTGAAGCCGTCCTTGGTGTGCATCCGCGACTGGAAGGCAGGCCCGCCCGTCCCGGTCGCGCTTCCCCAGTCCCCGGTGCCGAAGTGCTGGCCGCCCTTCGACGTCTTGAACTCCATCCAGACGTGGATCGAGTTCGCCCAGACGGTGAGGCCGTTGCCCTCACCCGGCTCGCCCCAGCGTGCGGCCATCGTGCCCGACACGTCGGCAGGCCCGCCGAGCGTGTAGCCCATCCCTGCGGCGGCGAGGATCGCGCACGTCGAGCCTGAGCAGTCGAAGCCGATGCCGGGGTCTTTCCCGGTGCCCCGGTCGGGTGTGCCGCAGTGCGCGTGCCCGCCGCCCCAGACGTACGGGTAGCGCTTCGCGTTCATCGCCTGCGCCGCCGCGTACGCGCTCGCGACGTCGCCGCTCACTTCGCCGCCGGTGCCCGCGTCGAGCGCGTCGAACGCTGACGCGCCCCCGGCGCTCGTCGTCGTCACGGTCGTCGTCTCCGCAGCCGGTTCGGGAAGCGGCTGCGTCGCCCGCTTGAGCGTCACCGTCGCGGCTGCGTCGAAGATGCCGCGCGTCAGATCGGAGACGAGCCAGCGGCCGTTCGCGGGGCCGACGCCCTCGAGCACGACGACCGACCCGGGCGGCAGACCGTGTCGCGTGACGCGCGCCGTGACGGTCGCGTCGCTCGTCGCCTTGCCGTTGTCGACGTCGAAGTCGATCGAGTCGACCCCGGTGTCGAACTCGCTGAGCGTCGCGCGCGGCTTCTGCTTGAGCAGCGTCGCCTCGCTGACGAAGTAGCACGTCCCGTCGCTCATAAAGCACGCCCACTGCACTTCGCTCGCGAGGCGCTGCAAGCACGTCCACGAGTCTTCCTTCGTGCCGTCGGTGCCGCCGCGCTGGAACTGGAACGGGAGCTTCTTGATCTGCGTCGCGTCGAGCGTGCCCCCTGGAGCTCCACCCGTGTAGGAGCCGATGAACGCTTGCGCTTCTGCGTGCGCCTGGTCGTAGCGCGTCGGGTACGCCGAGCCTTGCACGCCTTGCGCGATCTGCCCCGACGTCCACGACGGGTACTTCGCTGCGAGCGTGATCGCGCCGCCCCTGCCGGTGAAGCCCCGGGTCAGGAAGGCGTTGCAGCACTGCTCGACGTCGCGGTTGTTGATCCCCATCGGCCCCGCTGTCGAGTCGCGCACTTGCAAGATGCCGCGCGAGTCGGCGTCGCCGCCCGGGAGGTTCTGCACGTTCGACTCGACGATCACGGCTTCCATGAGCGCGAGCATGGCGCGCGGCGACGCGCTGAGCGAGTTCGCGACGTCGAGCACCCGTTCGGCGTTCGCGATCTGCGTCGACGTCGCCTTCGAGCCTCTGATCGTCAAGCTCGCGCTCTTCGCGAGGCCGGGGCTGACCGTCGCGGTGCGCTTCGCCGGGGTGAGCTTGTCGGTCGACGTCGCGATCTTCTGCTTCGCGTGCAGGTCGGGGCAGTAGAACGGGATGCCGCCGCCCGTCTTGATCTCGCGCACGAGCGACAGCGCGAACTCGGCGCGGGTCATCTTCGAGCGTGCCGCCTTGCGCGGGGTCGTCACCTTGCGCAGCAGCGACACGGCTCGATCCTCGAACGTGAGCGTGAGCGAGTCGCCCGACTTCGACACCTTCACGAGCCGCCACCAGAGGCCGTCGAGCTTGACGTCGATCTGCTTCGTGAACAGGTCGGAGTCGGTCAGCGCCCGGTCGGTGTCGTCGAGCGTGATCGTCAGGCTCGACGCGCCGGTCATGGTGTGCTCGATCGTGCCCCCGGTGACGCGCTGGTCGACGCGGGTGCCGTCGTGCGCGCGCTTCGTCCCCGTGAACTGCAAGACGAGCGCGCCGACGTCGACGTCGCTGCTCTTGTGCGGCGCGAGCGCGAGGCTGCTCACGGCAGTCTGAGCACCTGCCCGAACTTGATCGCGCGCGGGTCGCGTAGCCCGTTGAGTTGCGCGATCTCGACCCAGCGGTCGGCGTCGCCAAGCTCGCGCGCCGCGATCGAGAGCAGATCGTCGCCGTCCCCGAACGTCGTCGACGCGGCCGCGCGCCCGCTCTTGTGCGCGACCTTCGCGCGCCCCTTCGACGCGACGACGCGCTTGTTCGCGGCCCCGCCCTTCGTCTTGCCGCTCTTCGCCTTCGCGCGCTGACGCTTCGCGGGCGACTTCTCGCGTACGCGCACGTCTGCGATCCACTCGAGCAGCGCGATCGTCACCTGCTGGCGGGTGCGGTTGCCGTCGGCGTTCATCTCGGCGTCGCCCCACGTGAGCGAGTCGATCACCCAGGCCGTCTGCTGGTGCGGCACTGCACCGCCCCGGGCGACGAAGCGAACCCGGGGCGGCGACCCGTCGCTCGCTGTCGGCGTCGCGAGACGCTCGAGCGCGGCGATCTGACGCTCGACGGACTGCCCGCTGCGGAAGCCGTCGAAGAGGATCGGCAGCGACAGGCGCAGCGACGGCGAGCCGACCCAGACCGAGAGCGGGCGGCGTCGCGGCCGTGTCACTTCGGCCCAGCCGCCGTACCCGGCGTCGACGTTCGGCCGGTCGCCGCTCAAGCGCGCCTGCAAGGTGACGGGCGGGTCGGTCGATCTGATCTGCACGAAGCCGATCGGCGGGGCTGCTGCCACGTGCTACCTCCGTGCGAGTCGGTCGGCGGTGACGCGCGCTGTCGAGCGTGCGATCTCGCGCCCGTCGAGCATCACGGGGATCGTGATCTCGAGCGGCCCGCCCCCTGATCTCCCGGCGACGGCTGCTTGCGCGACGATCGGTTGCACGACCGCGCCGCGCGGGATCGAGACGACTTCGGGGCCGCGTTCCCCGACGACGTACGGGCCGGTCTGCGCGACGTAGCCGCCTGCGGCCATAAAGCCGAGCACCTTCTTGGCGATCCCGTAGCCGGGTATGTGCTTCGCGACGCCGCCGATCTTCGCGGGGATCGACTCGATGTAGTGCACGAGGTCGTCGAACGCGGTCTTGAACGCGGCCGTGATCTTCCCGGGGACGCTGCTGACCCACGAGACGAGGCCGTTGATCGTCTGCTTGACCGCGTCGACTGCGCCGCTGACGTACTGCTTGATCTGGCCGAAGTGCTTGAAGATCAGCACGGCTGCGAGCGCGAACGGCCCGCCGAGGATGCCGACGAGCAGCGGCCAGTTCGCCTTGAACCAGCCGTAGAGCCACTGGCCCGCGCGCACGATCGCGTGGAAGGTCGCGTCGACTGCGTCGTGGAACCAGCCGACCTTCTTGTACGCGATGAACAGCGCGACGCCGAGAGCGATGATCGCTGTCGTCACGAGGACGATCGGGTTGCCTTCCATCGCGGCGTTCAAGAGCCACTGCGCGGCCGTCCAGAGCTTCGTCGCCATCGTGATCTCGCCCTCTGCGGCTGCTGCTGCGATCGTCGCGACCTTGAGCGCGATCAGCGCGGCGGTGACGCCCGCGAGGACGAGCTTGAGCGCGGTCGCGTTGCTCGTGATCGGCCGGACGAACTGCGCGAGCCGGACGAGGATCTTGCCGACGCTGACCATCACGGGGAGCAACGCTTGTCCCATCTGCACTTTGAGGCCGCTTATCGACGTCTCGAGCGCGCGCTGCTCCTGCACGAGCTTCTTGGTGTCGTTGATGCCCTTGCCCGATATGTAGTTGCCCGCTCGCTTCTGCTCGTCGAGAAGCTCTTGCACCCCCTGCGAGCCTTTCATCAGGATCGGGACGAGCGCTTGCCCCGATCGGCCGAAGAGTTGCTGCGCGAGCGCGGCGCGCTGCGCCGGGTTCGTCATCTTCTGCATCGCGTCTGCGACGTGGTTGAGCACGTCCCCGGTGTCGCCCTTCTGCAACTCGGAGAGCGGGACGCCGAGTTGCGCGAGCGTCGCGCGCGACTTCTCCCCGGCCTGCTGCGCGCGGACGATCGCCTTCGAGAGCTTGTCGATCTGCGCCGGGGCTTTCTTGCCGCCCGCTGCTGCGACGTCGTCGATCTGCTGGCGCAGCCCCGCGATCGTCGTCGCTTGCTTCGCGGTGCCCGTGCGGGCTGTCTCCATCGTCTTCGAGAGCTTCACGAGGCCGACCTGGAACTGCTTCGTCGCGATGCCGCGCTCTTTCGTGAGCGCCGCCCACTCGCTCGCGGTCTGCGTGTCCAGCCCCGTCGTGCGTTGCAGCGTGATCGTCGACTTCGCGAGGTCTTCGGTCGCGCTGACGGCCCCTTTGACGAACTTCGTCGCGCCGTAGATCGCTGCTGCGCCACCGGCCCACTTCGCGACGCCCTTCCAGCCGATCCCGGCCTGCTTCCCGGCCTTCTCGCTCGTGTCTCCGACCTTGCCCATCGCGCCCGACGCTTGATCGGCCCCGGCGACGAACTGGCGGACGTTCTTGAGCGCAAGGATGATCTCGACGAGGTCAGCCATCTCAGAGCTTCGCCTTCACCATCGCGTTCGCGATGTGGATCGCCTGGTTGCGCTGCATCGAGTCGACGAGCTTCCACGCCTTCGTCGCGACAGCGCCGAGCACGAGCCGCTCTTCGTGATCTGCGGCAAGCAGGAACCTCTCGGCGGGCAGTCCGAGCACGGCGAGCGCGGCGGCGACTGCGATCGAGTCGCCGCCCACTATTCCCCCAGGAACGCCTCGTCGATCTCTTCGTTCGCTCCGCGCGCCCACTCGAGCCACTCCATCATCGAAGACGCGAGCGCGAGCGACGGCGAGTTCGCCTGCGAGAAGAGCGCGTCGACGACGTCTCGGGCGCTGCGCACGGGGCCGAGATCGAGAAGCCCTGCGAGGCGCTCGTCGAGGCCGACAGGGTCGCCGTCGCTGTCGACGAGCACGCCAAGCTCGCCCGTCGGCGTCGCCCGTCCGAGCGCCTCACGGAACGCGGCGATCAGGAAGTCGGCGTCGGCTGACGACGACACCCTGCGACGCTGCGCCCGCTCGACGAGACGCTGCTGCTGCTCAGCGGTGATCGAGCCGAGCCTGAGCACGAGAAGCTCGTGCCAGCCGGGGACGACGAGGTCGTACGTCTGCTCTTCGCTGACGCGCGCCCGATGAGCCTTGAGCGCCTCGAGCACGTTCGCGCTCGCTGCGTTCGGCGGGCCGGGAGCTGCTGACGGCTCGTCGTCGTCGTCGTACGGCTCGAGCACCTGCGTCGCTTCGAGATCGCTCACGTCACGTTCCCTTCGGGCGTGATCTCGATCTCAAGGATGGCCGGGTCTGTCGACATGGAGTCGACTTCGGGCGGCAGGACGCGCTTGAGCACGCCCCGGTAGTTGAGCGGCTTGCCGTAGGCGTTGCCGTCAGCGTCGAGCGGCTGCTTGACGACGACTGCTGCGGCCTTGCCGACGCGCGCGAGCAGCCGGTGCACGGCGAGATGGTCGCGCTGTAGCCGGTAGTTGCGTCCGAGCACGACTTGCCCGATCGTCGTCGAGCCGCCCAGCGAGATCGACGGGGCCATCCCTCCGGGCTTGTACTTCAACTCGTCGCTGTCGACTTCGCCCCCGGTGAGGGTGTCGAAGGTGCCGAGGTTGGTGCCGTCGACGATGAGCTTGACGTCGTACTGGTCTTTCCTCGTGCCTTGGATCGCCATCGTGTACCTCCTTCGCTCACGCTGCGACGGCGAGCGCGGTCGCCGGGAGCGTCTGGTTCGTCGCGACCTTGACGATCTCGATCACGACCCACTCGGCCATGCCGCTCATGCAGACGGAGATGAGGGCGTGAAGCTCGCCGTTCGCGATCGTCTCTTCGGTGTTGACCTGGGTGCCGACGTCGACGTCGAAGGCGTCTTGCGGGGTCGGCCCGTACAGCGCCCCGGCGTCGTAGAAGGGCGACAGCATCGCGCTAAGCTCGCCGCCGAACTGCCCGATCGTGCGGCGCTTGCCGTCGAGTTGCGCGAAGACGTACGACTCCCCGATCGCGTCGGCCTCAGCGACGATCCCCATGTTGAGGCGGCACCAGCCGAAGTCGAGCCACTGCGGGGTCGCGTCCGGGTCGACGCACGAGCGGTAGCCGTACGTGCGCACGCCGCCGTAGATGACGCGCGCCATGTTGACCCCGGCTTCGTTGAGGTTCTGGTAGTCGAGATCGCTGTAGCGCCCGTTGACGTCGAGCGTGTAGACGGTCTGTCCGAGCACCCCGGCTGCGGGCTGGTTCGGTGTGTACGCGACGTCGTTGCGGGCGATGATCCCGGCTTCGACTGCGCTGTAGGGGATGATCCGCGTCGTGCCTGCGACGACGCCGGGGAGGATCGCTGACGGGGCGAAGAGCGCGCCGTAGCGTGCGTTCGCGTCCGTCTGCAACGCCTGCCCTGCCGCTTGCAGCGTCGCGGCGTCGCCGTCGGCGCACGAGAGCAGCGCGACGCGGTTCGTATTCGCGGCGTGCGCGAGTAGCGCGGACTGGTTGTCGACGACGGCGGCGAGCGTCGCGTCAGCGATGAGGATCTGCCCGGGGCCGAGATCGGCTGTCAGCGCCGCGAGCGCTGTCACGATGCCGGGGTCTGCGAGCCGCACCCCGGGCGCGCTCTTGATCGCGTCGACGACGTCGCTCTTCGTCGCGTACGCGGTCGGGTCAAGACCGAACTCGACGGCGAGCGCGTCGAGCTCCGCGCGGCTCATCTTCTCGAGCGTGTCGTCGTCGGGCTTCGTCGGCTCGACGAACGTGAACGTGCCAGCGTAGGTAGTCGGGGCGACGATGAGCTTCGAGCCGCCCTCGCGGAAGTAGGCGTCGGCGGCGTCGTACGTCGCTTGCTCTGGCGCTGCCGTGCCTCTGTCCCCGAAGACGGCGACGTACTCGGTCAGCGAGTGGACTTCGTCGTACGCGACGTCGGTCGTCGTCGTCGCGCCGACGATAAAGCAGACCCCGGTATCGGTCGGGGCTGATCGGGGCGGCGGGAGCGCCCTCGAGATGACGTCAACTCCTGGCCTCATCATCCCTCCTGTTCGGGTAGTGGTTGCGGCGGTGGGTAGTGCACGACTTGCTCTTCGTGCGTCTCGACGATCGGCGCGAGCGGCCACGGGTCGCACGGGTCGGGCTGCGGGTCGCCGGTCGGCCCTGCGAGCGTCGTGCCGACGTCGTCGACTTCGATCGCGAAGGTGGCGTACCCGGCGTACAGCGAGCGCGAGTCGTCGTACGTGATCGGGTCGTACGACTCGTCGAGCCAGTCGACGGCGAGCGCCCAGCCCTCGAGCGACTGCTTCTGCAACATGATCCAGCGGTGCGCCTCGACGAAGTGCTGCGCCATCGTGTGCGACTCGAGTTGCGTGCGCGCTGAGCAGCAGCAGCCGATCTGCACGTTCCAGCGTGCGCGGTAGACGCCGTCGCCGCCCTTCACGGGGGGCGGCACGAGGCCGGGGCAGATGACGAGCACGCCGGGGACTTGGTCTTCGGGCCACGTGTCGAAGCTCACGCCGAGCGACCAGCCGCGCACGCGCGGGTACGTGCACGACGCGAGGCCGTGCTGCCGCTCGACTTCTGAGAGGTACGTCGACGACCAGCGCTTGAGCACGTCGACGACCCACTGCTCGAGATCGCCGCCGCTGACGCCGCGCCCGAAGAGCGTCTCCTGCTCGACGAGGCTCACTCGTCCCTCGAGACGTAGCGGCTCAAGATGCGGGCCATATGCTCACGCTCGCTCGTGGTGAGGCTGATCTGGTCGCGGGTCGGCTGGCTCTTCGTGCCCTGCTGCCACGGGGCGTAGAAGAGCCTCGAGCCGAAGCGCAGCCTCGAGCGGCTGACGTTCGTGCGCTGGCCCTTCGCGCGCTGCTCGGTGAGCGAGCGGTACAGCGCGCCCGTCGCCCGCTCAGGCTGCGAGTCGAGTCCCTGTCGCTGCTTGCGCTCGATCGTCTCGTCGCTGAGCGGTGCCCATCCGGGCGACGACAAGTGCCGACGGTTCGACTCGAGGTAGATGCTGCGGACGCGGTCTTTCGTCGGGCGTATGTCCTTCGCGCGCTCCCCCATCGAGTTGATCGTGCGCAGCGCGTGCGCGAGTCCCCGCACTTCGACGCCGCCTTCGGTGCTCATACGTTGACGAGATCGCTGAGCATCGGGACGCCGCCGTAGCCGTACTGGTACGCCCAGACGACCGTCCCCGACGCGACGTCGAGCGTGCCGATCTTCGACGCGATGCTGCTCGTGCCTGCGGGCGTGATCGCGGCGACGTAGTCGATGAACGCCTGCCGGTCGTCTTGGAAGATCGCCCAGAGGTTCGCGTAGGCGCTGCGGTCGGTGCGTATCTGCTCTGGGAAGTACGAGAGTTCGACTTCGCACGCCGCGACGATCGCGGCCAAGTGCTGCGCTTCTGCGTTCGCGTCTGCGGGGAACTCCCAGCCGACGAGCGACGCGATCTTCGCGCAGCCGTTGGTGATGAGCATCTCGACTTCGACGTCGGTCGGTCGTGTCTGGTCGGTGAAGGTGCCGATCTCGTTGCCGCTCGCGTCCTTCGTGCGTGCACGGATGAGCGCTGCGACGTCGTCGACGGTCGGACGCCACGGGACGGTCAGCGGATCGACAGGCGTGTCGTCGGGTGTGCTCACGGGTCGTCCTTCGGGTCGGTGGGGTTCTGCGCCTCGAGCGCGGCGAGCAGTAGCGGCGTCTGCCCGTCGAGCACGGCTTGCCGAGGTTCGGGCGGCGCTCGCAGACCTGTCGTCCAGAGCGCCGTCTTGAACGCGATCCGGTTCGCTGTCTGCTGACGCCAGAGCGCCGCCCGCTCTTCCTCGGTGCTGCTCATCTCAGGCTGACGTCGCCTTGTTCGGGTCGTACGCCGTCGCGACGGCGTCTTGCAGCTCCGCCGCCTTCGCCGGGACAAGCTCGTGCGTGACGCTCGTCTCGGTTATGTCGGGCGCTGCGATCACGCCTGCGACGGTGTAGTCGGTGTCGTCGGCGGGGCCACCGAAGTAGCCCTGCTCGAGCGCCTCTTCGTACGACGTCGCCGCTGTCGACGCGCTCTTCGTGCTCGAGCGCTTCGACTTCGTCGTCGTCTCGCTGCTCGTCTCGCTCATGCTGCCTCCCTGTCGGTCATGTCACGACGACCGCCGTCGTCTTGCTCGCGCCCTTGCCGAAGTTGTCCTGCACGTAGAGCCGCACGTTGTACGTCCCAGGGACGGTGTAGGCGTGGGTCATCGTGCGGCCTTCGATCAGCGGCCCGGTGTCCCCGAAGTCCCAGAGGTATCGGAGCGGGTCGCCGCCCGGTGTCGAGCCGCCAGCGTCGAACGCGAACACCGTCGACGCTGCGGGGCCAGTGGGCGGGGTGACGGTGAACGCCGCGACGGGTGCGCCGCCCGGTGTGCCGAGGCCGAACTGCCACTTGCCCGCCGCGACCGCGTCGCTGTAGGCCGTCATCGGGCTACGGGGTCGAGAGGACGCCGAACGGGTAGCGCGACGCTGCGTTCGGCTGGTCGTAGGTGATCGGGTTCGGCACCTGGAAGGCGAAGCGTGCGACGACCCTGATCGCGACCATGTCCTGCTGCGCGAGGTTGAACTGGATCGCGCCCGCGCCGTCTTGGATGATCGCCTGGTCGAGGATCTTGAACGTGATGTCTTGACGCACGCCGAGAAGCCCCTGCGAGAAGTCGCCCGCGATCGCTTCGACAGCAGCCGCGCCCGTCGGCCAGAGGCCACGAAGCGGATACGACACGGGCACGCCGTAGACCTCTGTCCCGTCTGCTGACGGGGCGTTCGCCAACTGCTCGCCTGTCGTCGCGCGAGCGTTGCGGAGCTTGCCCTTGACCGTGCGGTTCGCGATCACCCCGTTGACGTCGAAGCCGTCAGCCTCGACGGTCGCGAAGACGGCCGAGAGATCGCCCACGATCCCGCCCTTGTCGGGCGTCAGCCCCTCCGTCGCGGTGTTCCCGGCCGCGATCGCTGCGGGCGCGATCGCTGCGGGCCACGACGCGGGCTTGTTCGTGCCGAGGAAGATCGCAGCGTCGAGCGCGCGCCCGATCGCCTCGACGAGTTGCGGCCTGATCGCCGCCCAGAGGTCGTAGTCGACGTCGTCGAGCACCGCCTCCGCGATCGTGACGATGGCGGCGAGCTCCTCCGCGTTGAGGTAGAGGTTCGTCCAGTTCGACTCGGTCGTCTGCTTGAGGCCGGTGTCACCGTTTACCCAGTAGGCGACCGCCAGTGCGGACTCGGCCGGGATGCGCTGCTGCGCGCGCCCCATCGGGACGCTTCGGAACAGCGACAGCGCGGCCGACTCGGAAGGGAGGTGCTGCACGATCTCCGCTGATACCTCTTCGGGGATCAGTGCAGCCGCTTCGGTGCGGCTGATCGTGTTGTTGTAAGTAGGCATCGTTCGCGCCGCCTCCTAGCGGCGAGCGCGACGTCGGAGCGTGAGCGCTACCCGCGCCCCGACGCCTCGCGGATCAGACGGTTCATGTCGACGCCCGTCCGACGTCCGCTTGCGGCCCCGCCTCGGCCGACCCCGATGCTCCCCTCTTGTCGAGCGCCTCGCTCTTCGAGGTAGCGCTGAGCATCGGCGCGCAGCGAGCGCGCGTCGTCGCCTTGTAGACGGTGTGCCGCATCGAGGGGGATGCCAAGCTCGAGCGCGATGCTGCGCTTCAACTCGAGCACGTCGCGTCGCGCGATCTCTTGCTCGAGTTCGATGCGCCTCTTGCGCTCGCTCTCGAGTTCGGCCCCCTGACGGTCAAGGCGTGCGATCGCTCGCTCGATCTCGCTCTTGCCCGCGTCCTCGATCTCGTGCAGGCGACGCTCTGCGTCAGCAGCACGCTTCTCGGCTTCGCGCCTCGAGTCGCGCTCCTTCGCCAGAGCTTCCCTGCCCTGCTCGCGGAGTCTTGTGACGTCGTCTTGAGCCGCCGCCGCGTCGCGCTGCACGGCCGCTCCCTGCTGCTCGTCGGGCGTCGCGCCCTCTGAGGTCGGGCCATCGGCGGGCG